CAACAGGTACCTCTACCTCTTTTTTTGTTTCTTGTTTTTTTGCCATAATATAATATATAATAAAATTAATAAAAAATAAAAGGAGGGCAGAGAGCGTTTACATGCATGCCGCCCTCCTTTTAATAATAAGTTGCTTATTTCATTAACATGAAATTGTTAGCACCTTGAGTAACTAAACATCTTTCAGAAAGCATGTGGAGTTGCATTGCATCTAAAGCAGATGTAGCAGCGCCAACCGAACCAGTAGTCCATGTTTTCATTCGTCTGTTGTCAGTTTGTGAAGCTCTGTATCTAACATGTAAGAAAGGACGTTTCATGTTCTTTCCTAGTTGTTGGTCATACACAGAAGATACACCAGCAGGGACTACAACCCCTCTAANTTGCGTTAGCACCAGCAGTAGCGTTTACACCACCTCTAGTAGCTAAGTCATTTAAGTATCTCATGTCAGACTTGTAGAAGTCATAAGAACCTCTTCTGAAACCAGAGAAACCTAAATTTAATGCCATATCCTCAGAGTTGTTGAATACTCCATAAGAAGTACCACCAGCACCATAAGAATTCATAGAAGCTAACATATCATCCATTGCAAGAGACGTAGCTCTGTTTACGAATAACATATTTTCTTCAATAGCACCTTGCTTGTCAAACTCAGCCAAGATAGCGTCAAATTCAGCTAAATCAGTAGCAGCGTTAACACCAGTTACACCAGAAGTTGTATTACCTCTATCTTCGATAGCAGCAAATAAACCTTCAGTACCAACTGTATCGCCAGAGCTGTTTCCTAAGAAAGCATCAACACCTTGAGCAGCACCATCTCCACCAGCGCCAAAGTTGTGAGAGTTATCATCACCAAGCTCACCTTCTAACATTGCCATTTCTAAATAATCAGTGAAACGAGCTCTTGTATCAGCTTCAGCTTTTAAGTACCAAAGATAACCACTTTGTCCAGTTTCAGAAGTTACTTCAACCCAACCAATTTTAGAAGCATCAGATCCTGATATTTCGTAGTAATCTCTAATTATAATTGGTTTGTTAGAAAAAGTTTTGAATTTTGGCTCAATAGCTTTTCTAGTGTCAGCAGCGGCTGTACCAGCAGCAGTATAGTAAGCCATACCTTTTGCATATTCAGAACCGTAAACCATTAAAGTTGTACCTTTGTTAGTAGCTAATGTAGCGACTGTACTACCGTCATATATAGCTATAGTAACGTCACAATCATTAGTACCAGCAAAATCTGTTACTAAACCTTTGTAAACACCATTAGCATTCGATATAATAACAGTATCGTTTAACTTAACACCGTGTGTTACTGAAATACCACCTTCAGCATAACTATTTCCATCTATATCAGATTGAATTGTAACTGTAGGTGTAGCTGAGCCACCACCATCAATATCACATAAATAAGATAGATGTAAACGACCTTGTTCAGACCAAATAACTTGGTCAGCAGTCATCGCTTCTTCAGCACCTACTTGAGCTAAGAAACCTGAAATAGTTCTTTGTCCGAATACTTCAGCTTCTTTCTCCATTAGGTCTGGTACATATTGTTGTCCCCATCCAGACGAGCTGTTGAGGTCTAGGTAATTTGTAGATAGTGTTTGCTTTATTGGAGCTGGAACACTATTCAAATTAGTTCCACCTGTAATTGCCATAATTTTGTAATTTTAAATTGTTATTTATTTTTAATTTTAAACTTAAAATCAGAAGAGTTGTTACCTAATACTTTTACTTTCATTCCACCCGCCTCAACAACACCATGTTGTTGTCTTGGGTCCATATTAACATTTTTAGCTTTAGCAACACTATTTTTCATAGCGTCAGCTTTTCCTTGTTCATAAAAATGATTTGCAACTGCATCAGCGTTCATAGCTGTAAATAGCGATTTGTGATAACCTTTAGCGTCTGTCAAAGTAGAATTTTTATCAACAAACTTTGCTGTAAAATTATTTAAATTACTTTGAGACTCTTTAACGTTTTCAACATCTTTGACATTAAACCTAAACTTTTTATCACCGACTTGGTATTCAAAACCCTTAAACTTATCGCTGAACAAATCGTTTGTTTTTTGTTCAAATATTTTACTGTTGCTATCTACAACTTTTTTATTTGCTTCTGACTCTTTGTTGTATCTATTAAAGAAATCAACAGCTTTTTGTTGTTCATTGGTCAGCTTTGACCCAGCTTTAATTTCTTCATAGTATTTGGACTTTTGCCCGTCCAGATGGGCCTTAGCACTGGCAACTTGCTCTTTTAATGCTAATTTTTTTCTTCGTATATCTCTTTCTTCGTCAACTTCTTCGTCGTAAGAGAATTGATCTTCCATAAGGAAGTTAATTTCTTCACCGTTTAAATGAGGTTTTGTTTGTTTGTAATACTCGCGTAATAAATCTTGATCTTCTAAATTAGAATAATCTTGATTAAGTTTAACATAGTCATTTAAATCTCCTCCAGTTTCTTCCATAAAGTCCATTAACTTTTGGACATTCTCTGGTATCGGTTTACCAGTAGCCTCTGCTTCAGCAATAGCTTCTTCTATTTTTTCTTCAGCTTCTGCAACCTCTTCTTCAGTAGAGTCTTCAGTTATTTCTTCTAATACTGACTCTTCTTGTGCTTCGGTTTTCTCTGGTACTTCTTCTTGTTCTTGTGTGGTGTCGGCATCTTTAAGCTCTGTAACCACTCCGCTGTCGTCAGCGTTATCTTCTTTAACTTCTTGATTGGTTTCATTTTCTTCTTCTTTTGGTTCTACTGGTTTGTCTAGGTTTACTTTTGTGATATTATCTTCTGTTTCTGTTTTTTTAGATAAATCTACTTTTACAACCTCTTCGGTTGCTTTTTCTTTTTTCTTTGCCATAATATAATATAATAATAGTTAATAATTGTTAGCTTGGTTCGAAAGAGCCTAAATCAAAACCAGCCCCTAAGTTATCATTACCTGCTGACTCAAAGTTTTTAGGTGCTTTTGCATTATTTCTTTGGTCAATAAGTTCACTTTGTTGCGTTGCTTGTATTCTAGTTCTTTCGTCCTTGCGATCTTCTTTTTGTTTTTCTTTATCGTTAATTTGAGAAGTCTCCATGCTTTTTAACTGCATGTTATACTCAAACTCTTGAGCCATTAGTTCTTTTTTAGCTTGAACCTCAAGCTGCATCTTTTCCGCATCCATTTGGGATTGCGCCTGCATTAATTGAATTTTACCTTGATTTATAGCTTGATTTTTTTGAACTTCAACTTGAGCAGCTTTTTCTGCCGCCTGTGTATTTGATTTTGTTTGAGCTTCTATATTTTCAAGCTGTAATTGTCTGTCTCTTTCTTGTTTTTTAGTTCTTCTTAATTTCAACACTTGGTTTGCTAGTCTTAGACTTTTTATTTCTCTTACATCTATAGCGTCTTCAAGGTCTATACTTTGTTGTTGAAGAGCCATTTGAATATTGTTTTCTAGCATTTGCTTTTCTTCTTCGTCTGGTTGTAACTCTATAAATATACCAAAATCATATAAATATAAATCTTTTACTTCCTTTAACGTAGCAACGTTATGAGCTCCTATAGCTTTTATAAAAGCGTCTTTTGTTGGAGAATATTCTAAAATGTCAGATATTCTAAGTGATAAGCATTCTGCGACTTCAGCAGTTAAGAATAATCCAGATTGCAATATATGTCTTGTTGCCGTGTTACTATTTGCAGCTGCTAACTTTTGTACTCCAACTAAAGCGTTTTTGTCTGGCATACTACCATCTCTAGCCTCATTAAGCCCGGTAGTATCTCTTATCATTTGTAAATAATAATTATAGTTACCAATAAGAGCTTGCATTTTATACCACCAGATCCAGACGTTATTTCTTGAATAGGTACTTTACCGGCATTCATATCGCCGTCTTGAGTATAAGACCTACCTATAACAGATCCTGTTTGGAAGAACATGTTTAAAGCTTCTTGCGGATTATAATTTGTTCCATTACCTAAATCAACTTCAGCTAAACCATCAGCATCTAAATACACACCATCTGGAACCATGCGAGATAATACTTGTTGTATTTTTAAATGAGTTAACTGTATCATGTCAGCAAAACCAGTTACACGACTAACTAAAGACTCAATACGACCCTCATACATTCTTGGCGCAACAATAGCATAATTCATCTTAACCTTAGTATAATTACTTTTAGGTCTCATCATGTTTGTTGCTAATTCCCATCTTAAAAGTTTTTCAGTGCCCACTATTAAAGCCCCCTCATAAAGTACCTCTATAGACTTTTGTAACTTGCCAAAATCACCATCCATATCTTTTGGTGGATTATAAGCGTCTGTTTTTGATATAATTTTTGTAGCACCACTACCAGTTGTTTTAACCTTATAAGTTTCGTTTATAAAATGTTTTATAATTAAAATATAAAACTTGAACAGTATTACCGTCATTAGTAGAAGAAGAATGCCTAGTGTTAAAGTTGTTTTTATTATGAGATTTGTTTTTTACTATATCTTCTAACTCTTCTTGTAGTTAAATTTGGAAATTGTTTTACTAATTCATTTATAGGTACAACTTTAATTTCACCAACATAGTATATATCTTCAAAATAAGGGGAGTTTGTATAAGAGTAAACCAAGTTAGCTGGATCAACATAATCAATAGTAACACCTTCAGAAGTATTAAAACAAGTTCTTAACAGCGCCAATACCTATTGTCGTTAAATCATAATAAAATCTTTTTTTAGTTAACTCGTATTTATTGCCTTCAAAAAGTAAATTTAAAGCTTGTTCTTCTGCTAACTCTACAGCTTGTTTATAATCAAGCTGCATGTGTAGTTCAAGCTCTTCTTTTGTTTCTGGTAAAACAATGTCTGTTCTCCTAGTGTTAACATTTAATAGATCCCTGTTGGTTTCGTGGAAATTAATCATTTGCATATCCGCTAAAACATCTTCCATTATAGTTTGTTCTTTCAGCCACACTATAAGGATCTTGAGAATAAGCTTTTATATCGTAAGTTCTTTCTGATATACCGTTAACCACAATATCAACAAATTTTAGGTATAATAGGCACTGGTTTCCAATCTAAATTAAGATAGGACAAATCACCGTTTATAGATAACTCATCCTTATATTTTTGTATTGATTGCTCTCCTCTAGCATAAAGCCTAAGGTTATGAAAATTGTTTACGTTGTTTTGATATTTACTACCACGACTTCTATTGTTATCAACAACAAACCATTCTGACTCAATAGCTTTTGCTACTTTTAAACCGTAATCACTGCTTTGCTTTTCAGCATCGCTAACGGCTTGGCTTGGAAAATAACTTTTTACAACAGACTCTGCCATATTTATTTTTTAATTAATTTAGATGTATTACCTTTGTTGTTATATGTGGCAATACTTAAGTTCAGTTTAGGTTTTTGTATTGGGGCATTTGGTCTGTAAAGGTGTCTATTATTAGCCATTATAGCTAAAACCAGAACTAATAGATGCATCATGCTTTGTTCTTTTGTTTATATCAAACTTAGCCCAATCGTTTAATAAATCGTTAAAATAACAATCACCAAAAGATCCATCTTGCTTTATACCTACATGATCTTGAATATACATCTCGATTGCAGCAGCGTGGGCTTGTTTTATGTCTTCACTTGAGTTAGGTATTCCACCAACTTCTTTTTCTGAAACAGATAGTTTGTTCCATATTTTGTCTGGCCTATTCATACTAAAGCCTCTATATCCTCTTCTTTTTAAATAATATAATAATCTTGGTTTATTGTTCTCCGCAAGTATTGGCATTCCATAAAACACTAATGCCATTAAAACATCTTCAAAAAACATTTCTGCAGTTTGTGGTCTTGCTAAAATATTCTAAAAAAAAGCTGTTAGCAGGTGCATCTTCCATGCTAAACTTAGTTAAGCCATGTAAAGCTCCTTTAGATCCTACACCATCTACAGTTCCTGATATATCATAACTATCACAGCCAAAAGCTCCCATATGTTCATTGCCAGGCCACTTAATACCATTTTTTATAACAATGTTATTCTGTATGTTAGATGGCGGTGTCCAACTTATTTTAAATCTACCTTTAGGATCTGGATAAAATATTACTTTAGTAATCTTTAACGTCCATTAATCCACTGAAAATTACCTCTTGTAATCCCTAAGGTCCTAGACATTTCCTCGTTGTAATCTATCTGCTCGTATATCTTTACTAAGTTAAATATACTGTTCTTAGTTTCATCTCTAAAAGCGTGCTCAGTAGTTCTTGGAAATTGTCTATAAAATTCGTTTAGTGCGTCTTGATCATTTTTTAAACCGTCAGCTTCATTCTGCCAACTATCTATAACTCCTATATCTATTAATTCCCCATGTGGGTCGAAGACGTCATGATCCGGAGTATTGAAGATTGGGCTTCCATGCTCATCAATAAATCCTTCGTAGTTCCACTCCATTGGGATAAAAAGAGAATATAGTCCAGACGCTGTTTGTCCATTTCTGTTTCGCTT